AGGAATAAGGTTTAGAGCCGTATCTCTGGCTTTGTCAAACCGCCAAGGACGAACGCTAATGTTGTAAACAGTAGCACCACATTCCTTGGCAACTTCAACAGTGTCGTCTGTAGATCCAGTATCAGCAATAAGAATGAGGTCAGCTTCTTTGGCAGATTCACAGAACCGCTTTACAAACTGACTTTCATTTTTCGATATTGCGTATACGGCTATTTTCATTCTGCATCCGCAGGCTTCACTTGTTCTTCAAGTTGAGATTTGATCTTTTGGACCAAAGGAAAAGCCCCAGAACCAGTGGGAAGCTGGTTAAGAACATTGATGATGTCTGCGACTTCAGCAGCGATGAGTTTGAGAGTTACTTCTTGCATTTCTAGTCCTTTTACAAAGTTATGCTGCCCAGGGCAGCGGGGTGTTCTCCGGGGAAACCGGAGGGGTAATCATACTGTCGATCTGACCTTGCACACAAGCCTGTGCGCTGGCAATTTGCTCGGCAGGAATCCAGCCAATAACGGTGGCTTCCGTCAGTTGGTCGTAGGGAATAAAATCCGGTCCTTGCTGACTGGTGAATTGCGTGTTGCCACCGATTTCGCCAGTGTATTGACCATCTACCCCGCTGACTGTCCAAAGCACGTTTACAACGTAATTGGGATCAGGCTGTTGCAATGTGTACATTGCGTTGATGGTGGTGGTAAAAGTTGTTGCCATTTTTAATTTCCTTTCAAGGTTGCAAGTTCGGCTTTCACCGAGTCGAGTTCAGATTTGAGTTCTTGGATTGCGGCGACCAAATAAGGCACAAGGTTTTGCTGTATTCCTTTTACTGGTTCTCCGTTCGTCAGCAGTCTGTACTCTTCGGAAATACAGTCTTGTTGCGTAATTTGGTTTGGTAATACTTTCTGATAGTCTTGAGCAATAAATCCAACATCATGTTGACTGGTCAATATGTAATCAAATTCAACTGGCTCAAGTGCTGAGATAATTGCCAAACCATTTGTAACAGCAACTATATTCTTTTTAATTCTTGCGTCTGAAGTAGTCGCCCAAGATGATGAGTTACTTCTTTGATACCAAGAATTTCCAGTGCTGGCCCCATTGACATAAGCAAACCAGTCTCCATTTCCTGCGCCATTAGCAAGTGCAATATAAGAACTTGCAGTTGTCAGGTCCAAACCTCCTTGGGATGCTCCTGTATAGCATCCAAGAATTACATTACTTGCACCAGATGTTACGTTGTAACCCGAACTGTGTCCAATAAATACATTGCTTGCTCCAGTAGTGCTATACCCCGCCTGATAACCAACGGCTGTGTTGTTAGATGCGGTGGTGTTGGCTTGGAGGGCTTGCTGACCAACCGCTACGTTGTATGAGCCAGTTGTGTTTGACTGCATTACCCGTTCGCCAACTGCCGTATTTACCCCGGTTGTATTGGATACCAAAGAGTTTCTACCGACAGCAGTTGAACCGTCTGAGGTATTCGCATACAAGGCGTTGTAACCAATAGCAGTTACGGATTCTCCAGTTGATTTCGTAAACCCCGCCAAGCCACCAACGTAGGTATTTTGAGTGCCAGTCGTATTGCTGTACCCTGCTTGATAACCAACAGCAGTGTTGTTAGATGCTGTGGTGTTGTTGTTTAAAGAATAAGTGCCAACTGAAGTATTTTGAGCGCCAGTTGTGTTGCGCGTCAGAGCCTCAACACCAACGCCCACGTTGTTTGATGCGGTGGTGTTTGCGGCAAGCGCCGCTTGACCAAGACTTGTGTTGTAGCTGCCAGTGGTGTTGTTCACCATTGAGTTGAAACCCAATGCAGTGTTGAATCCACCAGTTGTGGTGAACTTCAATGCCTGTTGACCAATCGCAGTGTTTTGCGATGCCGTTGTTGCGCTGTACAAAGCAAACGAACCAAACGCGGTAATGTCGGCGGTTGTGCTGGTATAACCAGCCTGATAGCCAACTGCGGTGTTATAGGAGGCGGTGGTGTTGGCTACCAACGCTTGATAGCCTAGCGCGGTGTTGTTTAACCCCGTGGTATTCGCAGCCAATGCACTAAGACCAATGGCATTATTACCCGCCCCGGTCGTGTTCGAGGTCAGCGCGTAACTACCAATACCAATGTTCCCAGAGCCTGTCGCAGAGGCAGCAGAATTACCCGCATATGCCTGCAGTCCGATACCGATATTGTCACCGCCTGTAGTATTGTTGTATCCTGCCTGATAACCAACAGCAATGTTGTTAGAAGCGGTGGTGTTGTAGTACAACGCCCCAACGCCAACTCCTATGTTGTAATTTCCAGTTGTGTTGTTATACATTACCCCATAAAAAGAACCGGGTCGATCTCCACCAATCGCAGTGTTATAACTACCTGTGGTGTTGAGGGCCATTGCGTATTTTCCAGCCGCAAAGTTACCTGCTCCTGTTGTGTTTGAATACGCCGCCTGAAAACCGAACGCATCAACTTGACCTGTAGTATTGCTATACCCAGCCTGATACCCAACAGCAGTGTTGTTAGAGGCAGTGGTGTTGGATAGAAGCGCGCTGTAACCGACAGCGGTGTTGTTTGAACCTGTTGTGTTAAGACCAAGAGCGCCTTGCAATGAACCAGCAATTCCAGCGCCAATAGCGGTGTTAGCACTACCAGTGGTATTTTCAATCATTGCCAAATTGCCTATAGCAATATTGGTATTTCCTGTTGTATTTTTATTAAGAGCATAAGCCCCTAATGCTGTTATTCCTGTGCCAGTCGTATTTGCGTACCCAGCCTGATAGCCCACTGCCGTGTTGTAAGAGGCGGTGGTGTTGGCTTGGAGCGCAGAACCACCAATCGCTACGTTGTATGATCCTGTAGACGCAGCTCCACTGTTTGGTCCAGCGTTTACACCCAAAAATGTATTCCAAGTTCCTGATGTTACATTGTACCCAGCAGATAGACCAACAGAAGTATTATAGTTTCCTGTATTACTGTATCCAGCTTGATAACCTAAAGCAGTAACGCCTGTGCCTGTGCTGTTCGTATACCCTGCTTGATAACCAACCGCAGTGTTGTTGTTTGCCACATTGGAAAGTAGTGCCGCAGTGCCCACAGCGGTGTTGTTAGATACACCATCTGAGTTTTGCATGGCTTGGTAGCCAACAACCACATTGCTTGAGCCTGTGGTGTTTGCGTTAAGAGCGACACGACCAACTACAGTATTTGCAGTTCCCGTGGTGGTAGATGAAGCAGCACCTGAACCCACAACAGTTTGATTTGCGCCGCTTGTATTCGCCGCCAACGCACTCGCACCCACCGCAGTGTTGGTGGACACAGCACCTGCGCCACGGCCTACGGTGATGCCGTTGATTTGGACTTGAGCGCCATCCCAAGTAAACAATGATGAAGCACCAAAAACTCCACTATTGTTAAATTGAATTTGAGTATTAGAACCAGCTACAACGCCAGTACCACCTTTTCCAGCTAATGTCTGTACAGCGCCAGCATTATCTTTGTAGTACAACTTACCATCGGTAATGTTGATTGCCAGTTCACCAGAAACAAGGTTTCCAGCAGCAGGCGCAGCACTTGCCGTGGTCGAGTAGTAAAGCTGGATAGGGCTGTAGTTCGTTGCTGCCATTTTGTTTCCTTAAAAAGTACCGCCGCTGATACCACCAGCAACAGTTACATAAATGTTACCTGTTTGTTGTATCCAAGTTCCAGATTCTTTTAACCACATTGTCTGTGGAGTTGTGTTTGTTTGGAAATACAACTGGTTATCTGTTCCATCCCCAGGTCCTGGAGCTACTGCACCAATCAGAATAGGTAAACCTGCACCGCTTGAGTATGCAAACTGTCCTGGTATTGACCAAGTCAGGGTTGTTGGGGTTTTTGAGTTAACAAGCGCGATAGATACCCAAACAAGGTTTGTTGGGCTAGTCGGCGGGTTAGATGACCAGCCTGTGGGCGCAACTCCAGTGTTTGTTGTAAAACTCCACGATCCACCTGTTGGCGTAGCTGGTTGTGATCCAGCCACTTGGAATACGTACCATTCAAAATACGACCCTCCGTAAGATGGATTGTTTCCATACAAACCAGCAGTTTCAGCTACACCACCATAAAAACCAGAGGTTGTCATCAGAAAGTACCTCCAGAGATTATTTGGTTTTTCCACAAACTGTTTGTGGCGTCATAAATCAATGCTTGACCACCAGAAGGAGAGCTAATTAAAACATTATGAAGTTCATCAAGTTCCCACCCGTTGTAAATGTGAATTTGTATTTCACCATTGATAGCGTGAGCGCGAGTTACAACACCTAAGTAAACTAAGTGATTAGGGGCTACAGGCTTGTTTGCCAAACCATATACAACCCCGCCAGCAGTTGTGGGAGATAACCAAACAGGATCCCCTTCTGTTGCAGAAGAAGTATCTAAACCTGCAATCAAACCTTCTGTAATGACAAGACCTTGAGATCCTGTTGTCAATGTGGAGTCAAGAAAGCCAATCGTTGTTGCAGAAGTAGATTCAGCGTTAGCTTGAGCCAATGCAACCAAAGCATTTGACCCAGTAGCGCCAGAAATGTAAACAACAGATCCTTTGTTAAGCGTAGAGCCTGTAGCATTTTTTACAGGTAATTTAACTTGAGTGGCGTAGTTGTCAATCCATTCAGTGTTGTAGTTTGTTGCGTCAATCTTTGACAAAATTTGACCAGCAGTACCGCCAGCAGCAACACCCGCGCCCGTAGGACCCGTAGGTCCAATCGCCCCGGTAGGTCCAGTAGGTCCTGCAACCGTAGAATCTGCGCCTGTTGGTCCAGTAGGACCCGTTGGACCCGTAGGACCTGCCACTGTTGATGCAGCACCTGTTGGTCCAGTCGGTCCAGCCACCGTAGAAGCAGCACCCGTGGGTCCGGTAGGTCCGGTCGGTCCAGTAACACCTTGAATACCCGACAAGTTAACAGACCAAGAAGAATAAGTTCCTGATCCAATAGCTGTGTAAACACTGGCAATCATCACGCCAGAAACTGCATCGTATGTGGAAATAGTCCCATACATGTAGTTTGATGCGTTGTTGTAAATGACTACGTTTTCACCAGCCGTATAAGCTAAACCCGTGTCAATCGTCAGCGTTTTTGTAGCTGCGCTAATAGACAATGTCGTTGTACTGGTTGATTTGTATCTGTCACCAGAAACACCTGTTGGACCAGTGGGTCCTGTGGGTCCTGCAACAGTAGAAGCAGCTCCGGTAGGACCTGTGGGTCCAGCAATGGTAGATGCCGCACCAGTCGGTCCTGTAGGCCCTGTAGAACCTGTTGGACCAGCAACAGTAGACGCTGCGCCTGTAGGACCTGTCGGACCTTGAATGCCCGTTGGACCTGTAGGTCCTGCTACTGTGGAGGCAGCGCCTGTCGGACCCGTAGGACCCTGAATTCCAGTCGTGCCTGTTGGACCTGTTGGACCCGCTACTGTAGAAGCTGCGCCAGTGGGTCCAGTAGGACCTTGTACGCCAGTAGGACCAGTAATAGAGTTGCCTTGTGCGCCCGTAGGACCTGTGGGTCCAGTAGGTCCTTGAATTCCTGTAGGACCAGTCGGACCAGCACGGTAAATAGGACCAGGAACAGACCAAGCTAATGGAGCAGGATCGCGGGAGTTAACAACCGCAATCGACATCCAAACATATTGACTAGGATTGTTGGGAGGAACACTTGACCAACCAGAAGGAGCCGTTCCGCTGTTTGTCGCAAAATTCCAAGATCCACCAGTAGGCGTTGCAGGCTGAGTAGCAGATTCAATAAAAATCAACCACTCAAAATACGTACCGCCAACAGTAGCTGGATTACCGTATAAACCTACAGTCTCTGCGCCTGGAGTAACAATCGCTACTCCACTTGGGGAACTTCCGTAGAGGCCACCTGTTGCCATGTATTACCTCACCGGAAAGAGTAACGATAGTCGCGGGGCTGGAACTCGCTTGTAAGGTGTTGGTCACCACCCTTCCACTTGCCACGATAGTTCTGGTCTTCAATCAAACCATACGCATCATCAAACATTCCTTGCCACTTGGCGGCTTCTTTGTCGTTCTTGTTCTTTTCATAGTAAGAAGCAAGAGTTCCGTAGAAGTAGCCTTCAGGGAAAGAAGAAAGGGCAGAGTTGTTTTGAACCAACGGAACTAATGGGTCACCAGTAGGGCTAAACAAGAAAGGAAACGTGCGGATGTAATACGCTTTAATGTTGACGTTTTCACCCGGATTTGGCGTAAAGACGTAGTTGGGGCCAACCTCGGAGAAAGAAGCCCGGATAACCCGTGGTACACCAAATGGACGCACGTAAAGCTGGTCAATCATCCGGCGACGAATAATCTCTCGGTCGCCAACACGGTCATAAATAATCCAAGGACCCATAGACGCCGCTGGAGTCCCGGGTTGAACCTGCGAGTTAGGAGTTTCTTGGAAAAACAAAATAGGCATGTTCATATCCGCAGGGATAGGAGCCATACCTTGTGCATTGGTCACTAAGAACGTAGGATCATCGCCATACGGGTTTGTACGTAGTGCTGGCAACTCAATCATACGCATCTTGAGTTCAGCAAACTGAATAGATGCTTGAATCTCAACAGAAGACTGCGTGGGAATCTTCAAAATAGCCGTAGGCAAGGTATATGAAGACCAAACCGTATCAGGATCGTCAACAGTAATCGTTGTACTGGTAACGCCAATAACCACCGTAAAAGTTCCAATGGTTGACGGACCAATAAAGTCGCCAATCTGGACTTGAGAACGAGGATCTGCGGAAACAGTGATGACGCCAGTAGAACTGTTAAAAGCTGTGGCGTTGATACCAATAGTGGCTGGAATAGCTCCTACCCATTGTGCTACACGGCTAACAAGGACGTTAGCAGATTGGATAAATAGAGCCATGTTTCATCCTCACTTCGTGGGTATTGCTGGATTATAAGGAATTGGAATTTTTCCGCTAGGGTGGCAAACAAAATCTGAATAGTATTCGTTCACAATAGCGTAAAAAAGAATCTTGTCTTCTTTGACTTGTTTAATCAGTTCCCAAGGGCGATTATTAAACCAACGTGAACTAATCTCATGTGCAAAACACTTGGGAAGGTCCATCATGTGGGCAGTTCCAGCAAAGAATGGATTATCAGTACCATGTTCTTTGTAAAACTCTCTCAAATGTTTACAACGCTCTCGCACTTCTTCAACGTTCTTTTGTTCATATTGAACGTATCTAGCGCCATCTACAGCACCAATTTTATAGTTGATGTTGGGTGTATTGAATGTTTGCGACCAAGTGCCTGATTTGACCTCTTGAAACAACTTATCGTTGTGCCGGAACACTCCGTCAATGCCAGCCTCAAGGATACCTTTTGTATAGTAATCCTCGTTGATACGGGCTTCTTCGTTGTTCAGGTTAAGTTCCATTTTCTTGCCTTTGTTCTGTTTTCTTTTCTAGTAATAACTTGAAGATTGAACTGGTTGTGAAGTCCACAAACGTTTGTTCCTGCCAAAGGAACAATGTGGTCTACTTCGTACTTTACACCAGGATTAGCAGCTTCAAGCTCCTTTGCTTTCAAATAAAAAGCACGAACACCCTCTTGACCCCATTTAGTTGTTGCCTGCAATTTAGATGCTCTTCTAGCATGCCATTTTTCTAAATAGTAAACTTTGTTTTTTTGATAGTGCTTTTTTCCATATTCTCTAACTTTTTCACGTTGTTCATTAGATTCATGGAATGCTTTTACTTTTTCAGGATTTGCTTTAACCCATGCGTTAGTGTGTTTTCTCTGACACTCCGAACAATTACCTGTTGCCGTCCAGCGCTTAGCAATATGTCCTTGTTTACAAAACAGACCCGTAAAGTAGGCTTTTGAACCTTCTTGACGAGCCTGTTCTCTTGTTTTTGGCAAGTTCAGCATGTTGACCTCCATTGGTTAAGGGCATTTTATACCCCTAACCAACTTTAGTCAAATACTGATCAAGTCAAATACCGTTGACATTGCGCGCTAGGACGGGGTCCGGTAACCGCTGCTCCAGTCGGAGAAATGGCGGCTAGCACTGCAACGCCTGCGGGGTTGCGAACAATAAGAGTTCCTTCAACAATGTACTGGTCCAAAGAAGCATCAGCGTTGCTGAACACTTCGTTGTTCGGACCAAGTTCACGCAAGGAACCCCACTGCACCACGTCCGGGTTCAGGAACAGGGCGCTGGTGTTGTCAGCACCAGTCTGGTCCATAACCCAAGAGTCGTCGATCTGGTACGTGTAGTTGAAGTCACCTTCGTACGTAGAGATCGTGTCGCCTTTATCAGCCGGGTTGAAACGGTTGATAGAACGGCTGGTGGGCATCATGTCGCTGATGTGGGTACGCATCGATGTCGGAACCACCATGTTGGTGATCTTGGCATTGAAGCGCTGTTCAGCGGTGGTAACCAACTGCTTGTACAGGTAGGGGCTAAACTGTTGCAGGGTCACGCCAGACGAGAACGTGAAGTAACCCAGACCAGCGTTAGCCAGCGAACCGTTGAACGGCTGGTTGGTAGCCGTAGCAGTGGTGGTGTCGTTGCTGTCGGAAGCAGCCAAGTTCAGGACAGACGTACCATCGGTATCGTTGCCAGAACGGGTGCCAGCGAAAGCGTACAACGAGCCAAAACGACGACCGTTGTTGGGCGATGCGCCTTGGGTAGCGGCTTGACCAGAGTACTTGATAGAAGCACCGTCAGCGCGAACCATTTGCAGCTCAACGTCAAACATGATTTCGGTCAACTGTTTGACTTCTTGATAAGCCTGGGGATCGCCACCAGCCTGCTCCACAGCACGTGCAGTGCCAGTAGCACCAATCACGGTCGTGAAGATCTGGGTGTAGTTACCCAGGTTAGAACGGGTGTTCGATGCAGCAGCAGACGAATCAACAGAAGCACCTTCCAGTTTGGCGTTCAGAGCCGGAACACGGAAGTAGTCGTTGGGCCAAATGTGCAGAGTCGAGTTGATCTTGCGCTTCTTGCTCATAGCCATGTTCGTGATCGGGGTACGATCCTTCACATAGTTAGAAACAGTCATGTCAAGGTCTTTGACGACGATGTCGGTTGTATAGGAACCGTTACCATTACCGAGAGCGGTAGACGTGATAGTTGCCATGTTAATTACTCCTGATTATCGACGGCGTTGTTTGTTTGCCGTCAAAAGGGTTGCTAAAAGATCTCGCGTTGCACCTTTATCACCAGACGCTGCTTTCTTTTGAAGTTCTTCAGTCTTTGATTCTTGCGCGGTCTTTGCTTTTGCCACAGGTTTACTGGCTGCTGCCAATGATCCTCCAGCATTTCGCACTTTAGGCCCCTCTCGGAACTTCATACCGTCACGAATCAAACCCAGTAGATATTCATCACTGGATACCAGATCAATGTTCTGGACACCAGGGACAAACGATCCACTAGCCCCTTTCCAGTCCTTAGACAGCTTTTCACGGAGTTCCGTAAACACTGCCTTGTTAGCCAGTTCCTTATCCGCAAAACTCTGACGAGCCTGTTCCAGTTGTTGTTGGACAAACTGGCTGCGAACTTGGTAAAACTGTTCAACTTTAGGTCTGTTCGCCTTGATAAACTCGGACTTTTCTTGGATTAACGCTGCGTTCTGTCGGATAGCCGCTTCAGCTTCGCTACGTTTTACCTCGTCAGTCGCGTTGTCACGGATTTGCGTCCATTGCTGGTTATATTGTTGAAGGGTTACCAGTTCATCCGCTGCGCTTTGCAACGCAGGAACTACCGTTAACTCTAGACCAATCTGCAATCCGTCAAGTTCAGCTCGACGTTTGGCTTCATACTCTTCAAATTCAGCACGTTCAGTTTTTAGCTTACGCGCATTTTCATCAATGTCGCTAGTTTGACCAAGAAGAGTCGCCGCCTTCTTTGCCGTAACCTCTACAAAACCACCTTCGGCGTTTTTATTCGGGATACGGAACTTAAAGTCCGGGTTCTGTTCTGCAAACTCAAAAAAGTTAACTGGATCACTATCGCCATCGGCGGGTTCCTCAGTTTCTTCCTGATTTACAGCTTCTTCAGTTTCACTATTAACATTTTCAGGTTCAGCTTCCTCAACAGGAGCCGCCTCCGGGGAAGATTTCTCTTCTTGTCCGGCTGGAGGTGGTGCGCTGTTATCAGGCTGAGGATTGTTACGCTTGTTAGCGGCAATCATTGCAGCGATGTCAGCAACCGGATCTCCAGTTTGCTCAGGGACGGTCGGGTTAGCGATAACGTCAGTCATATATTACCTTATTTCGTTAAGTTTCGGCTTTTTTAACAGCCACCTTAGCGAGATATTCACTCTTTTCTACAAAGTCAATGAAATCTCGGACTCCAGCAACATAATGTCCGTTGCTAATTCGTTCTTGATCGTCTTTACTTTCTTCTAGACGCTCAAGTAAGTTAAACCTGTACAGGTTAAACAACAATGCAAAATCGGCGTTTTTAAGCAGTCTGCCTGCCGCCTCACCATTCTCAATAACTAGAGTTCGTCGAGATACATCGGCCTCCTTTGCTGTGTCTCTGACACGGGTTCTTTTGTTGAAATACTCTCTAATACGTTCTACTAATGCTTTTTCCATACGATTCCTTAATCAACTTGGACGGCTCTCAACTTTCCAGCTTTTGCCGCCATCATTTCAAACATATTGTCCGTATCAATATCTTCAGCTTGTTTCATCTTGAGTTGGGCAGAAGCCTGAGATTCCATAGACTTAGATTTGTTCAATTCAGTCTTAGATTGGATTTCTTGTTCTTGTGGACCAGGACCTTTTGCCGCTTGAGCCTGAACCAGCTTCATGGCTTCTTCCATTGTCGGCAAATAAGCGTTAATGTCTTTTACTCCCAAGGCACGGAGAGTGTCTTCAAAAGGACGCTTCACTTTTTCAAACATCTCAGGCACTTCAGGCGGGATTTGCATCATTGCAGCCGCAAATTGAGTCTGTGCTTGGGTAATCAACTGCTGGCGCGTAAGGCGGTTTTCGTCCGACAAGAAACCCAGAGCCATATCTAGGTTAATCATTTTGCGGTCAATAAACTCAAAGTTTTCCATAGAGATAGCATCCATAAACGGACCACCATCTCCACACATAGCCGCCAACTGTTGGATGTTGTAGTCATCAGCATACTGAATCATTGTCTTCCACACGATATAAATCACATCGCGTAGACCAATAGCGCAGTTTTTGACCATTTCATCCTGAATCAACTGATTCGGACCCATCGCCAACTGCAACTTAAACCCTGAATTGCCATCTTTCATCACTTCAGGATTTAACACATCAGACGGGCTGGTCATGCCAATCATTGCCATACGGTCTGATTCAAACCGTTGCATAGACGACTGCACATAACCCAGATTACCCTGCATCGGCTGGAACTCAAATACGTGTTTGGCAGCATCAAACTTGCGGTCCAACACAAACATGGCAGACACACCACGTTGGATCTCTTCAGCATCTACAAACTCAGGGTTTACACCAATACGAGGGGTAGAGGCTTGCATGGCAAACGCCATTTCAGCACGGCTAATAGACGTACCGTATTCCTGCATCGGAACCAGACGTTCTGCCAAAGAGTAACCAAAGAAGTTACCAACAATAGGTTTGGGGCACATGTTGGCACAGGGAATAAACTCGACTTCTTTTTCGTAGATAACGTAAGAACCTGAAAAACAGACTTCAACGGTTTCTTCTTCGCCATCGCCGTCAATATCTTTACGGATCCAGGCGGTAGTAATCATCACTACTCGGCTGTATCGGTCGGCTCCTTGGGAGGCAATAACCCCTTGTCCTGGGACAGGTGTAGAGTCCCTAGCATGGAGCGCCAAGTCGTTCTCAAGTGCTCCCGCTTGGTATGCGCCAGCAGGTCCATAAGCTGCATGGTCTGCAAACTTTTCGACGTCGATGTACGGGTACTGGGCTTTGGCTTCATGGATGGTCATTGGGTCGTAAAACCCGCAGAAATCTTGATCTTGAATGGTAGGAATCGTAGGATTACATACCCAGTAGTGTTGAGCAACGTGTTTGATTCTGATGGTTGTTGAATAACCTGTCAGTTTGTACTTTGCCCGGTAGATTGTGTTGTTTTTGATGGCTTCTTGGACGTCTTCGCCAGTAGGCTCCTGCATTTGTTCGTCAGGAACCATAGATTCCATCATGACGCCTTCTAAATTGACGTCAATCTTACGCATTTGCTGGCGCTTGGCAATCAATCCTTTTTCTGCCGCCAAAATCTCAAAAGAACGCAGTTGATCTCGCGTTCCTTCAACTTCTTTGTATTGGGTAATCGGATTGCGGATCGGGGAGATCATCACAATACCGTTTTTGTGCAACAAAGCGTCTTGTGCCCAGTCACGAATGACTTGGTACGAGTCGTTTTTGCTGTTAATCATGTATTTGACCATTTCTGTTGCCTGAACAGCACCTTTGTCGTGTTCAGTGAAACGCTCAAACTCAAAATTAACCTTGCCTTGGGGCATCAGGCACTTAGTAATCACAGCAGTAGCGTAATCAACGCCTGGAGACACTACTGGATAGATGTAATCAATACCACGGATAGGTTCGGTACTGTTGGAAACTGGGATGTTTAGATAATGGTAATCAGACATCCGGTTGAGAGTGTTTTTTGCTTGAGTTAGACGGAGGTAATCCACCATCTTCAAGTACACCTCATGGGCTATTTGGTATTCAATACCTTTATTGCCAGGAGGACTTTCCAAGCTCTCAACAACGATGTTCTGTTTATCCAGCATGTTATATCCTTTGCACTTTGCCCTCTACAGGTTTGAACCTGCGGAACTCAAAGTTATTAGCCCGACTGACAACCGATTCTCCGTGGCCTTGCATTAACGCCAATATGCCAATACGCGCAGAGTCAATGTGATCGTCAGGATCAGTAAATCTTCCAGCATCGTCAATAGCATAGTTTCTGGCCTCATCCAAAAAAGCCTTGCATAACTCGTTAATCATAAACGTGCCACGCTCCATCCCAATCCGCATTATATTGATTCCGTATGCTTTATGGTTAGTAACTTTGCCTTGATCGTTGGGTGGGTTAAGAATAGCACCTTCAATACAGTTTAGTCCATAAGTATCTTCAAAAACTTCACGGACGGACTGTTCGGTTAACGTATATCGCCCTGCCGTTGCCGCATCATGCGGGAGAGCAATCGGAACCCCTTTTGATTCCCTGTCCAACAAGTAATGTACGTATTCGTCAGGCGTTTCCCCAGACGGGATCGTGATTTGCCTGTGTAAATAGATAATTTCTTCAACAGGATTTCTGAAAAAGAACGAGATAACTGTCGGGTCATTCTTAATTCCAAGGTCAAACGAGATCAATCGTTCCATTTTCTCGTTATCACGTAAATCTACATCTTCAGACTTATAAGTAGGCCATTCCAACAACGGAAAAACTACTCCTTTGCCTACCAACGGAATACCTTTCATCCGGCAATCCCGCTCCCAAGGCATAAAGTCTCTGGCTAATTGATCCCTCTCTTGTTGGGAAAAGAACGGCTCTCCCCATTCGTTCTCATAGGGAATATCGTCCCAAGTCACCCGCACATGCGAGTAACCATCTACTTGATCCCAGAACTTACGGACTAAGCCAGATAGACCTTTGAGGGGTGTAAAAGAACAGATAACTTGACCGTTCCGTGCCGCAGTTCGTACAACGAGTTCTGAGAAGGTATCGTCAGGTGGTTGTTCGTCAAGGACGACGAGGTCCAACTCGAAACCTTGGAGGTGTCGGACTTGTTGCGTATAGTTTGAGAAGTAAAGTTTTGACTTTCCACCCGTAACGTGCCAGATTTCAACAGCCAACACGTTTGCACCGTCCGTACGGATAGACTTGACATCTATATTCTCCCGTGGAATTGAACCCGTTCCCAGTTTATACGCCTGTTTAATGTCATCGCAACCTAACAACTTAGACTGTAATGTCTTGGCAACCTGCTCCCAGGATTCACCAGCACACATGGCAATAATGGGTTTATCCCAAACCTTACCATCCCAACCTTCTGGGTATTTTCCGGTCAGGTGATATGCAGTCTCATAGGTGGATGCAATCGTTTTACCAGCACGGTTAGCAGCAATCATTCCTCGACGGGTATAGTTTTTACCAGTCTTGAAGAATTGTGTTTGGTACTTAAACGGCTTAAACCACTTTAACTGGTTAAATTGCATGTCGCTAGCAATCTTGTCTCTAGCAACTTTCATCTTTCTCAGTTGTTCAGCACTGAGTTTTGCCAGTGTTTTCTTCCCCCCTGCAACCTTTACAAGGTATTTGAGTGCCCTGTCTTTGTAGATAGGGAGGATGTAGTCACTGGCTTCACTTTTTGCCATATGTGTCGCGCACGTTTAATAGTATTTGAGCAGCAGAAGCTAAATAAAAGATGTCTTCAGGCGTGAGTTCTGTCTCGTTATGGAGGTTCTTTTGTAGTCTCTCCAATGTCTTACGAGCACAAACCTCAGCCTGTCCTGCTAACTTATCTCGAAAGATAGAAGCGTAGTCCATTACGCCCAGGGGTTAGCAATGTTCTTTTCAGCAATAGATACAACTTCTCGGTCGATCAAAGGCCAAATACCACCGCCCTTTTCACCCACGCAGTACGCATACAAACCACGCCCTTGTGCAGTAAAAGTGCCGTCAGCATTACGCATCAAACGCTCTTCAGTACGAGGGTCCATCCACGTATATTTCTCAGGTACGTTTTGACCATACTTGTTGATACGTGAACCCACAGCCTGTTTCTCAAGAGGACCCATTACTTGAAACGTAATAACTCCGTTCTCATACTTTTTAAAGCTGATATGGACTTTACGATCAGATTGAGGGTCAAGAGGGTGAGGCATATTAGTAGCCCCAAAGAAATGGACTTGCGAATCAGGAGAAGGTAGATCTTCACTTCGGGGAGGCAGACTAGGAATTGGGTCTTCAGGAACCAACTCTTTACGGTCTACATAAGGGTTTTCGTCTGTCAAGAATTCAGACGGGATCTTCTTACCTTCTAATGCCGCTTTTGCAACGACATATTGGTCATCTTTTGGTTTGCCAATAAGGTCTAACGCAATCTGCGTACGGTCATACACAAACTGCGCTAGCTCTTTAGCAGTGGGAAGATCAGCTTTTAGCGATTCGATGTCATACGTTGCCATACTAATACCTTATTAAATGTTTTTCGGAACTGAGGGTTTTTGGAATTTGCCACCATTCACATTGTTAGTGTGTTGGCTAGACAAAGTATCTACTTTATACGCATTGTTAACAGCAGTCGCAACAGATTGACGACGACTATCTTCGGAACTACGGGTGCTCAATTTGTTGTTAACACCCTTAGTCAGACCTTTACGCATTTGAGCGCCACCATTGATTACTTTACCGTAGGACATGATGACCTCACTTCAGGTAGTTAGTGGTGGATTTACCCATGTACGCATCATTGCGCGGGGTCTTGTCGTAGCAAGCAGGTTTACTCACCATCACTTTTTGACCACGACCAGTCGTAGCATCTTTACCAGTACTGGCAGCACCTTGGTGAGGACCAGAGTAAGCAGTAGAACCTTGAGGACGGGTAACGGTAGTCACACCGCCAGGACCAGCAGTGTGTTTAGACTTGTTACCAACACGGTTAGGAGCCTGCGCCATTAGCGTAGGAGCTTTGTTACCAGATGTATATCCGCTCATTTCGCAACCCTTTCATTGAAAAACATATATTACACCTTTCTTAGTGCTTCTAGGAAATCATCTAACGCCTCTTCAGCATCAACATCTTCATCAGTCTTCATATTCTGAACATGTTCAATACTAATTACAGGCGCTCTAGAACTCTCATAAGCCGCTAACTTATCAGCAATCCTAGCTTTATCCCTGAAATCTAACTCTTCAGACTGCATAGCCTCAATCAATACTTCCATAGCAGTCTTTAAAGGCGGCAGACCCTTAGCCGCCCTCTCATCATTTAAAGAGTTAAACAAAGCACCATACTCCGTCACTCTGTTAACAATAGATTTGGGTCTTCCACGAGGACGAGGCTCCTTCTGGCCCTTTGCCACTCTCATCGCCTTCTTCAAATCTTTTACTTCAGACATTCCATACCCTTCTCAGTACGTATCCAAGCATAACTACCGTTAACAGTAAAACCACGCTTCTTATGTATCTTCATAAAACCATCATGCTCCGCACGTATAGACGTACTACACACAACAGGAATACCCCAAGTATGCGCCCACAATATATGTTGGTCAATCATCTCGTTAATCAACCGCACCCTGGTTCTTACAGGTAAAGAAAGATCAACATGATGGAACTTGGCATTTGAGATCTCTTCATTAGAGTACGTTGTATAACCACCACGGTCAAACCAACAAAAACCCAATAACTTTTCATCTCTACACACCGCAATAAACTCTCGCCCCTTGTTAAACAACTGTTCAGTACTGGCAACTGTCAATCGGTGTCTAAATACAGATCTATCCCTAGTAAGTATCCCATCAGCTTCATGTCCAAAAAAGCTATCAGATAACTCCACTATGTCCTCTACATCATGTAAAGGATGCGCTAATGACCATTCCATACTATCTCCTATACGTGTGGCTCTAGTATAGCGTTAACCTGTTTTTTTTGGAGAAATTTTGGGAATGAGGGAGTGGGCCCCCTCTTTCTGACTACCGATTCCGTCCCTACCCCCCCCACGTTCCACGTGAAACAAAGCCAGGGGGTGTTGGCCAGGGAATTAGCCGACCGATGGGGTGGTTTTATCGCATGGGGTGGTTGGTTAATTGATCTCTCAAAGGGAGGGCCCAATCTCTTTGAATGGTTTGATGGGTTGACTAGCTTTAGGCTTAGGCTTGTCTCACGCTATACGCTATCTCTTATCTTTCCCTCTATAGCTGACCTTTAAGCCTTGGGGTTGTCTTTGTTTTTGCGCGGGTTCTAGGTGCTGTATTTGCCCCATCTGATCAGCTCATTCCATGCATGGGTTCTGTTTGTTTCTAGGGATCTTGATTGTTTCGGGAAAATTCATCTTATGCATGTTTTGCATACTGTTTTCCCTATCTTTCCCGCCATTGGTTGATAGGTTTTTTTTATCGTGATGCCATACATCATTGAAATATTTATTTGCTTTCCCTGTTGACATGTAGTTAACCTTGGGTTACTATTCATACATCATCAATCAATACATGGAGCTGCAATGCTTTTTTCTCTAGTTCTCTTCAATGTCGTATGCATGGCAATGGCTGTTGCATTTGTCTTAACAATGATTTGGGATGCAAAACAATGAACACTCTAGAATTTTCATCGCATGTAACTCTTATCCCATTTGACGCGCACTATTGTGACGTTACAGCTCATTATGTAGACGGAGATCCCGATCATGGGATTGATCATGATTGGGATATCTATGTTTACGTCAATGGGGTTGATGTCACTTATGACATAAGCAAAGCCGATTTGCTCCGATTAACACGCGAAGCATTTGAACATGCAAAACAATTAGACGATGAGAGATCTATTGATGCATGGGAATATGAGCGGAGCTATAAAAATGAAGACTAAGTTATTAGATATCGCTACTGCAGTGGCAATCGGCTTAATGCTTGCCTACTTTTTAGTTCAAGGCGTGTAAGGACCTGACTCATTGTCTCACGTGTGGGGCAATGGGGCGGGATTTGCCCGTCATGACTTAAAAAGGACACTCAAATGAGAATTATCCCTATTGCAAAGGCTGCAGCTCAATCCGTGTGTGGCTCACTTACGCAAACGTCTAAGATGCCATGCAAATCCTATAGCCTGCCTACGGAAGCTTGCCAAACTGGTTCGCGCATGGCTCAAATTGAGGGATCTATTTGTGCATCGTGCTATGCTGACAAAGGGTTTTATGCAATGTACGCAAAAACTATTAAACCCGCTCAATTTGCGCGTTTGGATAGTGTATGGCAGGCAATGGAAAACCCTGAAAATGCTACATTGTGGATATCTAGCATGGCTGCAATGATCGGCAATGATGCATACTTTCGGCATCATGATAGTGGAGATTTGCAAGGGTTGTCTCACTTAGAGCTGATTGCCGAATTGTGCAAAGTAACCCCAAATACGCGCCATTGGTTGCCCACAAGGGAATATGGCATCGTCAAAGAATACATTGCAAAGCATGGCAAATTGCCCGGTAATCTGACAATCCGTCTATCGGCAATGTATCCTGACCAACCCGTGAAAATCCCTGCCAGTTTACAGGGCATTAAAGGCATTACTGCCAGTAATGTCCACACCATCAAACCCATTGGTGAAGCTTGCAAAGCCCCTAGTCAATCCGGTGAATGCCGGGATTGTCGCGCATGTTGGACCGATAAGGTTATCTCTTATGCTTTGCATTGATAGGAAAGGATTTGCCATGCTCACATTCAAATTGAACAATGGAACCTATGTTTTGGCTAGAGAATACAAGGGCAGGATTGAACCCTATACATACATGACGGAAACGCAAGCCAGAAAAAAGGCTGATGCTATTGGCGGTATCGTGATTAGACCTACACGCGCCTATTTTGTAGTTCCGGCTGCAGGGTTAAAGGCATGAAAACCATTACCAAATGAATTTTTGATTTAACTTAACCCGGCATTGACCGGGTTTTTTGTTTTCAAGGTTTGCCAGCATTGGCAGGCTTTGCCATTGGCGCGCCCATTGTGGCAGCGCCTAGCGGTAGTGTTTGCGTCATTTTATGCAGCCCGATTACAGCGATTTATTCTCTTGCACGTAGGGTTGATAGTGTGACCTTGGTTGACGGTTTCTGAGCGATTCTGATGCGTTCTAGACCCATGCCTGCGCGGTATCGGGTTTGCATTGTGCAAGGGAAACCCAGGGGGGTTGGCGTTCGCTGTGGAAACTCGACCGGGGTCGCGGCGTTGTTTTTGCGCCACACTGCCTATTTTTTGAGCAGTTGATATTTCTAGGACCCCTCCCCCCCTCAAAAGTTTTAGGGTGGTCTTTTTTTTTGACCACACCCTTCTTTTAAACCTGGAGGATTTTTAAAGTTTTAGGGAAAGCGCAACAAAAACAATGTCGAGTTAATCAGGTTGGCAATGTTGTCCACCTCATTTTGGATTTCACTGTCTTGTGGAAGGTTCTGTCTTGCCTCCATGACATAGTCTTTTAGGGCTTCTAGTTCTTCTTTTCCTGTCTTTGCAGGGAGATAGTAGTTTTCAGGGAATGTTGGCGTTGTATCAAACTTACCCATCATTGCCTCTGCTAATGCGTCAACCAGTTCTGGTAGTTCTGAGTAAAACTTACCCAATGCCTGATGCTCTGCATAGCTCTTTGTTGTCCAATGAAGAATATGGGTGTTTGTACTTGCGTGGAGTAAAGTTAACAGGAATTCAGCCGCTTGATCCATTTAGGCTCTCCAAGTGTTTGATGACTCTCCTGGCTGCTTCTACCTTCCAGGGTCTTAGTAATGGATTATCTGCGATTAGATGCCATTGTTCTATTTGTTTTTCATAAGCTATCAAGAACGCTGCTTCTTTCTCTTCTTGCGTAGCTTTCCCTGCATCTAACCACCTGTGACAGATATGACATCCCCATACTGAATAACAGTCATCAGCTTTTAAGGACTTCCCTTTTCCGTGAATGCCCATGTTGCTGTGACATGCCACCGTTGTAGTTCCTTCATCCCCTAGACACTTGTATGAGGTTTCCAATAGGCATCTTTCACCTTTTGCTAGGTTTAGAAGATCAGGATCTCGGTACATTTGTTATGTCTTTCAGTGCTTGGTTATATCCATTTAACCAGTCTTTGCGGTGATCTATACACAGTTTAGATATATGTTTTGTTGTTTTTCCACAGTTTCTAGTGCAAAACACTATAAACCTAGCTTCATTTCTGTTCTTTGAGTGAATTGGTTTGTTTTCCAAATGTCCACTTTCATCTTTGCTGCTTCCAACATCCATCTCAAATACTCCTCTTGTTCAACTGCTTCTGATAATCCACGCACCTGGGTTAGATAATCCATGTGGGCATATGCGTATGCTTCCCTGTCTCCCAAGGTCTTAGCATCGCTATCATTCATCAGTTTGGCTTTTGTTGACCTCAAACTGTTCTCTATTAACACCCTTTGAGCCTTTGCTTTTGCATAAGCCCTGCTGTTTTCTGCAATATATTGAATTGCTTTTAGAGGTTCTTCCATTTCTTATACCTTTTCATTGATTATCTTTTCTACACCACGTTCCAAATACCCATTACCTAACTCTTTTAAACTCAATACTTGAATAGGATTTAGTCTTATCTTTATTTCCCATTCCCGTTTTGATGTTGCAGATCTTGGTCTACCAGCACCTTGTCGTTTGCCACCCCAGTTACTTGGATTACCAAACATCTTCCTTATCTTGCGTCTTTCATCCTTTTCTTCTTCTGTCATTTGTCGCCATGACTTATCCATATTGCCTCCGTAACCATTCTGCTAACAGTAATGCCTCTGCTCTACCGTTATCTTTCTGTCTGTCTAATGGGGCTGTAGGCCATAGTTGTCGTGCCATGTCTAAGGACTGTTGTTTGTCAGAAGTGAGTTTTAAGCTCTTTTTCCACGCCTGAGGGGTAACTAGATGCCAAGGGCAATTAAAACGCTCTGCAAGGGCTATAGCGCCTCCAAATGCCACTCCAAACTTGAAAGAACTAGACACACCTTGTCCAGGCATGGAATGAACAGACTCCACAACTACTTCACAGTCTTGTCTATCAAGGGCTTGTAGCATTTCTGCCCAAACTAATCGACTCATAATATGTTTATCAGTGTGGTGCATATCTCCACAAGATACATATTCACCCCTGTGGTTAATCATTCCCCATGCGCCCGTGAAACCTGGGTCTATTCCTACATAAGTCATAGTAACTGACTCCAGGGGTTTTGATAATCAACATACATAATGTTCTTTCTAATACCCCTTATTGTGGATATTGAAACACCATATTCTTTTGCAACATGCTTTGCTAATCTTTCATCTTGTCTAATCTGTCTGGCAATATCCATATTCAATTTGGCAACACCTCTTTTACCCTTTTGCATGGCAATACGTGCTGATATTGAACTTTTGTGATCGCCTTTTGATATATGCGAAAAGAATTGAGAGAAAGTTAATCCACTCATGTGGTCAGGATTAAGACATGTTTTATTACCGCACTTCATAATAATCCTACGTTTCTTTGCGGGTTGAACGTAAAGGTTATATATAAAGTTTCTGAGTAATACTCTGTCTTCACGGTTAAAGTTGTATTGCGGTAATCCATGACCACTAAACAACCCCAACCATAACTTACACCCTTCATCATCTTTACAGTGTTCATACACTTCATCTAAGAACGATGACGTCTTTGCTTCCACCGACGATCTTGTCTTTAGTTTTTTTGATGATCTTTTCATATTCACTCCTTGCAATACTTTTCCTTATCAAATCATGGAAAGCGTATACCTCTTTTGACGCTTTCAATCCTTCTCCTGACAACCCAAACCTCTTGATCTTCTCGTATCGTTGTGCAGCCTCTAAAAGGGCTTCTGTGAGCTTTTTACACCAGGGTAGTACCTCGGGTCCAACCCCCATCTTTCCGGCTGTCTCAGCGATGTTTAGCGCGTCTGTGAGGGTCTGCCAGTCGTCAATGGTGGCCAGCCCACGGGAAAACGCATCTATTGAGGAAAGTTCTCTGAGTCTGAGTTTGTCAAGTTCGATGTCTTGTGTGATTGCTGCTCCAGTGATGGCGTAGTCAATAGGGTTAACTAACTTATAGACTTTTCTTTTCGTTTTCTTCCTCATACCACTCTCCAATTCGACCTCGGTTTCCAAGTCGCCACTGTTTGTAGATGTCTGCGTTTAAGGTGCTTTCAGGATGGAGGTCGTTCCAGCCTTTGACCCATTTGTCGTCAGCCCCTAAATATCCATTCAGCCATTTGTGGGCTTTGTCCCTGTCTTTTATTCGCATTCGGATTATTTCTCGGACTAACGACTGGTGAATCTCTTTCTTCTGTTTCTCTTTTAGATCCATCTCCACCGCATCCAATAGGTAGCTTAAGTTCTGCATCTAAGTCTCCTGTTAAAAAAAGAGCAAAGTTGATGTCTCGGATACTTGCCGGGTAGCCGTGTTTTACTTTGTCTAGTAGGTCGATTGCTTCAAAGTAGTTCATGTTGTTTTCCTTTAGACATAGGTATGCCTAGGGTGCAGACCTATAATCGGTATCGTGTTTGTTACCTTTGGCTTTGTTGCAATCACCACACAAAATTTGCAAATTGTTGATGTCGTTAGCCAACTGAGGAAAGAACTTCCTTGGTTTAATGTGGTCAACATTGATTTGTGACCATTTTTTGATCGTCTTTTTGCATCTCATACAAGTGCATCCATACTTTGCTATTGTTTGCGCTTTCAACACAAACCATTCTTCTGTTACCAGGAATTCGGACCCCGATTTTTTTATCGCATCCGCTATTTCATTTGCCGTCATGTCTTTCAACATTTCAGCAGACCTTTTCTTCAAACTTGACCCTCTTAACCTCTCTTTGTAGCTAGTCTTCATAGGTGTCCTTTGGTGGATGCAGAGCAAAGCACAGCCTTACCGTAATAAAACGGGGTTCGCTCTGTGCAGTGTCCTTCGGAGCCATGCTTTCGCATTTGCACTATCCCAGACTTTTTCAACCACCCGGCTCTAGGAATTCGCCCACCGTCCCTGCTTTGGCTTGCTCGTGTAACAGGGTTATTTAAGACTCCACCACTGACGTACCGCATGGTGTCCGAGTCATCGAGAGCAAGAAAAAAGCCGCTTACAACTGCCCTCGGTGAGAACCCTTCGGCTAAAACCAAGGGCGAGAGCATGTGTAAACGGCTTTGTGACCTGTTGTTTCTCACGACAACGGAACGCATGTTAGCAAACTTCTTTGGTCTAATGCAAGCGAAAAGATTTTTTTAGTTCTTGTAGCTTCTTAGCAACATCTAAAGGCATGGGAGCTGCCTTGTGTTCTTCCATCTTTTGCAAGACTTCGTTAACTTTTGTTTCTGGTTCAGGTATCTCAGCACCATCCCACCGCATTTGATTGATGTAGACAAGGGGTGCAGGGATAAAGTCGCCGTTACCCTTCTTCCAGTTATCGGTAGTAGCCATGTAGCTAACATGGGCAACAATGTGGTCAACCTGGGAATCAAGTTTCATCTTGTCCCACTTCTGTTGACAAAGGGTCTTAGATGCTTTGCGGGGTGAGCGGGGCCATGCTGCCCAGAAACGTTCAAAAGGTGTCATAGGAGTGCCTCTTCATAGTCTTCTACCAAGTTCTTGTTCATTTTCTTGTTTAACAACTTCCACTGTTCTTCTGTGAGTCTAGTGAATGGATCTGTGGGGTAGATCCCTTGCTCTATTTCTTCTTGAGTAGTCAACTTTTACTCCTTGATGCCGTGTGCGGCTTCGATGGCTCGGGCGTATTTCAATGTGTCGAAATAGCAATTGGTCACATACTTTTCTGCCATTGTTTCTAGATCCTCATCCGTCAGTGGCTTGCGCTTAGGCTCCCATCCTAGTGCAGTCGCAATCCGTACAGCCGCAGACTTGTCAATCACAGGCTCCTTCTCATGTTGATGTTTTGCGGTTTCATCGACACGTTTCTTTGATGTATCGCTAGTGGGTGCAGGCTGGTATATGAGAGGTCTGCAAGCAAGATACTTAGGCAAGTTTTTTGGTTTTTCGTATGAAAGCCCTTTTCCGTTTGCAAACTTTAATGCAAAGGTTTCCCACGCCACAGGTTCCTGCTGATCCTGACAATCACAATCCTTTGATGGGATTTTGAGCAACGCACAGTCTGGTGAATGCTCTGGCTGTGCCAAGGCTTCTCGGATGGCGGTGATGGCTTGATCCTGCTGAACATGCCTTGCGCCCCAGTTGACGATGTATTTGCTTTCCAACGCCTCCAGCGCCAGCTTCAATGCTTCTCGTTCTGTCATCTCTTACCTCTTTACGGGTAAACCTGCGTCTTTTCTGAGTTCGTTCATCAGGTCTTTGTTACGTTTCTTTTCTTCTTTCTCGCGTTGCTTTTCTGCAACAGGGTCATAGTTGGGGTCAAATAGTTCGGGTTTTTTCTCCTTCAATTCGTAGAGTCGTAGTCGAGGAATCCGGTTAGTCTTAACCCATTTGGAAACCGCAGCACGGCTCAATCCAAGGATCTGCGCCACCTTGTACAGCGTAATTTTTGTTCTCAGAGTCTTTGTATCCATCTTTTTATCCTATCATAGTTAAGTTGGGTTAGCTAAATGGTTGAGTAAACCATGTGAGGTTAGTTTACAACAGTTGACGAGTAAAGGCAAGTCAACTACATTTACATCACTCCAGTAATTCCTGGTCATAAGTAGGAGTATGAAATGAGGTTTCTTTTGAACTTGTTTAGCGGGGAGACATATACCCGCATCGGAGACACGATGGTGTCTACACATGGAGACACGTACAACCGTGTTGGCAACGACTGGATCAATCAGGATGGTGACTTGATCCAGAAAGTAGGCAAGGACTACTTCAATCCCCGTACAGGCGTTTTCTCATCGTTTGGCGATCCTTTTCAGGAGAGCAACCATGACTAAACAATCCGAAGCCTTGTGGCTGGCTACTGTGCTGGAAGCGCAGGACCTGTATTACGACAGACAAGCCGCCGCCGAACTACGCCGCCTGCATGAACTGAATCAGGAATTGTTGGAGGCGTTGTTACGAATAATGCGCCATGTTCCAACTGATTTTGGAGGCGCAAGTTTTTCTGATGATTGGTGGAAAGCCAAAAGAATCATTGCCAAAGCAACAGGAGAACAACAATGAATACTGAAGCCCTTAAAAAGGTCCGTAAGCTCTTCAATGTTGACTACGTACCTGCACATCAGAACCGTCACAATCAACGCGCCTGGGTACGTTCTGTGCGTTCTCTAGGTGATAAATGGCTATTGTCTAAACAGGTCGAAAGAAAACAATGAACTCGGACTACATCATTAATTCAATCAAACAAATCTCTGACATCCACTACCGTGATGGTCAATCAGAAGACAGGCTGGCATACCGAGTAGGTATGTTGGAAACAAAGATACGTGAGATCTGCAATCACTATGAAGACCGTATCAAGTTCTTGCAAGAAGAAATCTCTTACTTAACAAAGATGGTGGACAAATGAAAATGAAAACGTATAGAGAACAACTTCATCAAGAGTTGTTACAAGACACAAGAGAGTTCTGTTGTTACTGTATGACAGAAAGACACGGACTAGCATGTTGTGGTGAAGTTCACTACGTCACATACAAAGACATGTATGAAGATGACCAGAAGGAATTCTTGGAAAACGAACTGGAAGAGTGGGAAGATTTCCTAAAGAAAGAAGCACAGAAATGAGGAACTATTACAAACTCCCACCAGCACTCGGTAAGTTTGCTGTAGAAAAGTACAAGAAAGTCAAAGATGATGCAGTCAAAGCAAAGAAAGAATTGTTGGACCGTGAAGGTGCAATAGCTATCTTGAGACAAGAAACCAAAAGTCTTGGATTGATTTATGAAAAATGTACAGAACGGTCTGGTTTTACTTTGCCAACAAAACATGAACAGTATTGGCTCATTAGACCCAAAAAGAACACATTGAGAGGTAAACGTATCCAAAAAGAGCTAGATGAAGTCTGCGAAAAGATAGACAACTGGGAATGGTGCATAGAACGAGCATTGAACCTGGAAGAATCTGTTTATAAAGAAAGGCAATTTCACCTGACAATCTGTCGAGGGTTATCGGATGGAAGTGTGTTAGTTAGTCAACCAATAAATGCACAACACAAAATCTCTGACGAATACAAGATCAATTTAGAAAAGTTTGAACAAGAAAAGGAAGAAGCACTATGACAAACGTATACGAAAAACTGAACACAGCGCGTGAGGCTTTTCATCAGAAAAAACTCAAGAAGTCAGGACTGAACAAGTTTGCTGGTTACCAGTACTTTGAGTTGGCAGACTTCATCATCCCTGCCCTGCAAATCTTCAAAGAACATCGACTCTGTGCATACATCTCTTTCACCAAAGACTATGCAGACATGAGGATTGTTGACCTTGATAACCCTGAACAAGTTATCACCATCACCAGCCCCATGTCAGAAGCGTCCTTAAAGGGTTGTCATCCTGTTCAAAACCTGGGAGCAGTACAGACATACCTTCGCCGTTATCTGTGGGTGGCAGCGTTGGAGATCGTTGAACACGATGCTTTGGACGCCACCACTGGTAAAAAAGGGGACGCCCCCATCATTACTCCAAAGGGGTCTACAGGTGAAGACCTACCTGAAGAGGAAAAAGAGTTCCTTCGCGAGATGGCAGCATCTTGTGAAGAACTGGTCAACAACGGAAATGCCGCTGGAGCCTATCAAATGGTTCTGGAAGCAGCTCTAGAGTCTGACCAACAGATCTGGCTATGGAGCCAGTTATCAGCGCCTGTACGCAGTGCAATTAAGAAAATCAAAGAAGGAAAGTGAAAATGGACGTTCAAACAGAATGGAAAGACGGTAAGTACCCCTCATTCAACATTGGCATCTCTAGTAAAGCAGGGAATGAGCCTTTCATCATTATTAGGGGTTGCAAGATCATCCAGGGTCAAAAAGGTGAGTTCATCTCTTACCCGGCTCGAAAGATGGAAGACGGAAAGTATTTCAACCATGTCTATGGCAGCGATGCTTTCAACAAGGTTGTTTTAGAGAAAGCCAAAGCCTCTAAGCCTGCTGAGAAGTCTGGTGATGGTGGTTTTGATGACATGGATAACTCGCCGTTTTAATAGGAGAAACGTATGGAATTCGTAATGACATTTAAGACTGACAAGATGACAGTAACTGTTGAATGCCCAACTATCACTGACTTCAAGCAGATCAACGAAATCTTTGATAACCTGACATCAAAGGCTATCAATGAAGTGAAGCCCACCGTGAAACGTGGGCGTGGTCGTCCCCGTAAACATCCTAAAGGAGTTTGAAATGAAAAAGATCATCGTAGCCTCTCTGTTGGCAACATTCGCATACGCATCTTTTGCTTCGTGCCCTATCGGTACTCGGTATGATTGCGTAAGTACCTTCAATGGTAAACAAAGCTGCGGTTGCAGGTAAATTGAATTGGGGGAAAGCGGATGCTGGAGGTAGGTGCTGTCTAAAGGGCATATCAAGAACAGACGCAGCGAGTACCCCTCAAAAAGGAATAGAAATGGATAAGAAAAGTGGACAAGAAAGAGTGTGGAAGAACGCAGGAATGTGGTCTGAAAGGGCGTTAGACTTACTGGCAATCTATGCGTTTAAATCAAAAGGCGAGTTCACAATGAATGAGTTCCGTGAATACGCTCTAGGCAGAGGTCTAGAAGAACCCTATCATCCTAACTGTTGGGGCGCTCTTCCAGCAGTAGCCGCAAAACAGTTAATCATCAAACCCTCTGGCAACATGTTCCCTTCAGAACGTAAAGAAGCCCACCATAGGCTCATCAGGGGTTGGGTACGTGCTTGAACTTGCACTGATGCTATTCATCGTCTTAGTGGGCGGTGTAATAGCATTGGTGATTGGTGTTTTTTTACTTGCTATATGGTGGTCAACATGAACTTTGAAGACTGGTGGAATACTTTAACTATCAAGGAACAGACTTTGATAGGAAAAAACAATGCTAAGTTTGTCTGGGGCGCTGCATGTGAAGAATGCGCTCTATTCTGTGAAGACGGGGGAAACTATGATGGACGCATAGCTTACTATTCAGCACAGTACATCAGAGAAAGTATGAAATGAGTACATGGTCATACGTCTTGATAGAACGTAATGAAGAGGGCGTCATCATAGGTTCTGTAGATGTCACAGAAGAAGTTATCTCCTTGTACACCAGGATAGACCTACTTGATGGATGTAATGACAGTTGGAGAAAGGACTTCTTTGCCAGACTCCAACCCATGACTAACTCAAAACACTGAGAACAGCCTTGTACCGGGCTTCTCGGTCTGCCAAACCAATAGTACCCCCATTGATTTTTTTGGTCATCCCTACAAAATCATCTCTGTCTGCAAAGTCACCAAGGCGGTTTGAATCCCAAAACCATCCAGCAGACAATGCAGCATACTGGGGGGTTAACAAGAGTTCAGGTTTCTCTACAAGATCAATTCCTAGAGACTTACCACACCGGGTGTAATTATCTTTGCCAGTTAATTGTTTTAAACCTCTGCCCTTGTACAACCAAGCCTCACCAGATTCAATCGTGCCGTTTCCCATACGATTGCTGTAAACGACATTACAAATCATTTCAGGCTTACGATGTAGCGCCAAAGCAAACTTATTAGGCTTATTCTTACCATTTTCTTTGATAGGTTTTTTATCAGGACCCATTTCAGCAAAACGATTAGGCCATACTACCGCCAGCGTTTCAGCAGAGTAGTTCAGATTCTCTTCTAGCATCGTATAACCAGCAGACTCATGGGCGGTTTGTGCAAGAAAAGCAGCAATCCTTTTAGGTGTGTTGATCTGAAACCTTGTACAAGTCTCTACAACAGCTTCTAACCATTTACCTGGGTCTTTAACCTTGGCGGCTACAAGAAGAGGGCTATCAGGCGTCATTTCTCTTCCTTCATCTTCTTATCAACATCCTCTTGGCTCTTGGCAGAAGAACCATAGAAGAATCGGATCAAACTGTTGATAGCAGTACCAATCAGAAAACCCAAAATGATGTTAATGAAGTCTCTGTTACGGTTCTCCACAGGCATGAACGAAACCATGAAGAAGTAAACAAAAGAGACAATCGTGACAAACCAAGAGTAGTAGTAGATGTGACGTCTAACAACAGGGTCGGCAGAGTGCATAGCCGCCATCTGCATATCTGTAGCACGTTGCGTACTCTTCTCGTCTAGTTCAGCAAGAAATTCAGAATGACGGTTAGCCTCTTCTTGGATCTTGGCATAGTCTTCTTTAGTAGCTTCATGTTCAGGTTTAAGTTCAACGCCCAACTTATTTTGAACGTAATCAACGCCCTTCTCCATCACAGCATCAGCTACTTTTGGTAAACCATTAGAGATTAGACCGCTTACGATAGACGCCAAAATAGGTAACATGTCATTCCTTTCTACAATCTTCTTCAAACTGCCTACGCAATTCAATAACTCTCTTGTCCATCTTTTTCGCTCTGGCTTCTTCAGTCTTAAAGTCCATAAACAAGAACCCGCCAAAGGTCAAAAAGAAAACCAATACCAACATCAATACTACGTTACCCACCATAGAGAGAACGAGCCTTCTCTGTGTCGAGCGATAGCCCATAGCAGAAGCATCAGATACACCCACACTATTGCTACGCACACCAGCCATGCTCCAATACCCCAGTAGAAATCACGCTCCTTCTTCTTTTCTGCGGCTTCTTGCTGGCGATCAACTCTGAGTTTCTCCCAGGCTCTTTTCTGTTCTTGTCCTATCTGTGCTCTCATTACTTCAAACCTAGACCACAAATCTTTTAACTCAGGAGGAGATTGATAAATCATTATCTCCCTCATCTCAGTCTCCATCATCTGTAATCTAGAACGAATCAATACCCTCTGTAATGCTCTCTTGCTAACAGATTCTTCTCCTTGGTAAACCTGTGTAGCCTGTTTCTCTTCTTCGTAAAACAACTGTTCTATCTTGTCAAAAGCATCAAAGAAATCCCCTAACTGATTACCTATCCTTGATATAACATCATTAGGGTCAGTAGTGGCAGCTTCCTTAAACTCTGCTTTCTTTTCAGCAATCTTTACAGCTTGCTCTTTGGAAACCTTACGTCCAGCAAACTGTTTATCAATGTCTTTGAGAACAGAAGAAACATCCCCTGCCGCGCTCTTAATGTCTTTGTATAACTGACAACCCTTCTTTACGGCTGCAACAGCGCCGTTCGCCATTGCCAGTAAAGTTAACGGGTCCACTCACTTTTTGACCCAAGAAGACCAAATAGCGCCAGCGGTAACAATAGCACCCCCAACCCAAAGAATAGGTTTGGCAGCAGCAGCAATCCAACCTAGAACTTTAAAAGCCCCTTGCATGGCCTCAAAAGCCTCTACAAGCCCTTTTGTGTTCTTGTCTATATCATCTACCTTACATTCGACTGCAACGAGTCTGTCGTAGATCTGCTGATGTGACACTTCTTCCATCATTACCTCTTACGATAGGGACTACCAAGTTTTTGCATCTCTTCAAGCTGGCGTTTTTGTGCCGCTAAAACACTAGGCGGTAAGACAGGAGCGCCAGCGGTTGAAGGCGTCATTCCAATAGGCAACAACGCTTCACCAACATCTTGAGCGGCTTGTTTAGCATTAGCGGCTTGACCAGCAGTCATCAACAATCCACCAATACCACCAACTTTAATGGCAGTACCTAGTTTCCCATAATTTTCAGGAGGAGGTAATCCTGCGGCTTTACGTTCAGTTCTGGCATAAGTTTGAACAGGAATGTTTTGTTTTAGCCAGTCTTCATATTTCCTAGCATCGCCATAGGCTTTTTCCATGTTTTGTCCATAAGGTTTACCTTCGTTGAACAAATCACGAATCATAATTCTTGACTCATCATTGAATGAGTTCTTCATCCAGTTGTCAGCCCCGCCAAATCCTTCCTTAAATACCATGCCTTCAGGAAGTTGAGAACCAGCTTCATAAGTCAATTTTGTTTTTGGCTTGCGAGTTTTAGTTTTCTCTTCCGTAGCAGGAGGAATGGCTTCCACGGGTGCTTGTGCGGCTTCGGCTACTGCTGGCGCTGCTTGTTGAGCAATCTGAGCAACCGTGGGAGGTGCAACCGGAGCTGTTTGAGCAGCAACTTGGGCAACAGGAGAAGGTGCAGCAGGTTGAGGAGCAGGGACAGGAGGTTGAGCAGCAGGTGCAGGAACTTCACCCATAGATGTACGAGCACGTTCTTGTGCCAACATCTGTTTCTCTTTACGTGCAGCCTCTGATTTGGCAAGAGTAGCCTCCCAGTTAGGACCTAAAGCCTTTTGTAGTTCTTCAGGCGTTCCAGGCATATTGGTAATAGGACCAACTTTGCTAGGAGGGGAAAAGGTAGGTTCTACACGGTCAGAAGGAACTAACAATCTATCTTTGATAGCTTTAGGTTTTGACTCTTCAGTAGATTTACCGCCCATCATTTTGGATGCCATCCAACCAATCGCTGGAATGGCGGCAGCACCCAAAACTGTTTTCCAGTTAGATGTTATATCGCTTACAAGCGCATCAATAGCAGATGGTGCTTGAGGAGCAGGGGTAGATTCTTGAATGCTTTTATTTGCCTCTGAAACGTTCTGAACAAGCTGAGAAACATTCGGTTCGGCAGCTTTAGTTTTAGAAGGTTTAACAGGAGAAGTAACAGGCGGTAATGCAGACGACTGCATAGGAGCAGGTTGAGCCGCAGGAGTAGATTTAGGCGTTGAACGGTAAACAATACCGTCAACTTCTTCTGGAGAAAATGTTTCGTATGCCATTTATCAATCCCCTGGAGAAATGCCAATCTGGTTGCGGTTGTTAACAATTAACGATCCTTTAGGAGGACGAATGTTGCGCCCCTCAATGTTAGATCGCATCTTGTATTCATAAGTATTGTTGATAGCTTTGAAGATATCAGATTTCTCGAAATCTTCACCAATCTTGTTCAAATCAAATTGTTTGCCAGTCTTAGCTTGCTCACGTTGAGCTTTATACAACTCACGCGACCATGCAGCCATCAAAGCATTGTTACGTTGTTGGTTAACACGATTGGCAATCATGGCGTCTGCGCCACCCAAGAATGGGTCTGTTTCTGCTATCAAATTCCAAGTTGGAGGCAGAACGTGTGCAGGTATATTCTTCATAATTTGTTCATTAGCACTATTCAATGCTTGAACTCGCATGAAATCTTGGAATTGACTAGGCTGAATAACACCCTGCAACTCTTGCATGATAGCTGCTTGCAAAGTCTGTTGCTCTTGAGCAAGAGTGCCACCAGAAGATGTTGCAATGTTTGCTTCACGACCAGAAGCGCCAGCTTGAGTAGTGGCAGAAGTACTGGCTCCAACATTAGCACCAGCACCAATCTTTGCCCCAGGAGGAGGAACCCCACCTTCAGTACCAGTAGCCCCAGTTCCAACATTAGCGCCAGCAGTTCCACCAACAGTCTGTTGGCCGCCAGCGTTAACGTTCAATCCTTTTTCACTGGTTGTTCCAGCAGAAGTAGTAATCTGGTTTAGTCGATTGACGTAACCTAACAACTTTTGACGCCGCTCTGTTGGCAAAGAAGAAATGTGATCTAACACATTTTTCAAACCACCAATACGACTTAGTTGGTCATCAATGTTTTGGTTAGAACTACTGGCAGTACGAGCAGCGTTATAAGCATCATTGGTGGCCAACTGCAACTGACTGGTTAAACCTTTGTTTGCCAATTCAGCGTTGTATTTACCATTAACCCAAGGGGCAGTTTTGAGAGACTTTTCATCGGTACTGGTAAAAATACCGCCACGAGAATTCAAGTCCTTCATTTGTTGAGGAGTAAGATACTTTCCCTCACTGTCTTTAATGCGACCAGTGAAACCAAAATCGTTTTCTTCTCTCCAATAAAGATTGTTGTTAACGTCTTTGGCTTCACGCTCTACAACGCCACCACCATTGAACCATTTCAATGCTTCGTTGTAGTTACGACTAAGAACGTTAACCAGTACTTTGTCCCACTGAGTTTTTTGGTTGGGACGATATTCTTGCGTTTCTTTTTCGTGAGCAGCTACGTTGTCTGCAATACGAATCTTGGCTTTTGGATCAGCGGCGTTACCAAGATCCTGAACGATTTGTTGAAATCGGGGAGGATACTCAAGTTCGACTTTGGCAACAGGTCGAGAAGCCCCAGGCACAGCCGGAGTTACTTTCTCAATCAATCCTTCAGAAGGAGGAGCAACAGGTGCAAGTGTCTCAGCCATATTAAGGTTCCTCGTCTAGACCATGTGTATAGTCGTATGTATTGTCGTATTGCTGTTGTTGAGCAACAGGTTGAGCCGCTGGTTGAGCAGGATTTCGAGCGCCACGAATTGTTCCAACAGCACCCATAACATTACCTTGTCCAAGTTGCGCCATAGCAGGAGCAACAGCGCCCATCATATTGGAAACATTTGCAAATTTTTGTTGAGCAAATTCACTCATAGTTTGCGGAGGTGCTACACCTTGAGTTGGTGCGGCAGGTGGCTCAATTTGACCAGTTGTTCTGTCAAATCCTGCATAAGTTGCCCAATCACCAAAAGTTTTTGGGCTTGCAAAGTCAAATTTTAAGGATGACATTATGTTTCCTTACAGCTTAAAGCCCATGCCTTTGCCAGAACTTTGTTGCGTACCGCCTTGAGTACCTTGGAAGTTAGGTGTAGTAGATGCTTGAGGCGTACCAAACACCACTTGAGCATATTTGGCAAACGCATCTTGAGGAGACTGGGCAAGTGCAGCACGACCAGCAGCAGTCTGTCCAGCACTACCAAGCAATCCTTGACCCAAGGTAGCCAACTGGTTAGCAGCCGCCGCCTTGTTAGCCTGTACGCCAGCACGGGCAGACGCCGCAGCAGTGGCTTGACGTTGTGCATTTAGGGATGCAAGGTTGGTGTCAGCCAGAGCCATACGAGAAGATCCTAGACCACCAGCACCACCGTACATAGCATTTTGACCAGCCTGGGACTCACGGGCAGATTCACGACCAGCTTGAAGGGCAGCGTTAACTTGCTGTTGTTCGTATTGAGGGTCAAACAGGCTGGCTAAACCGGACATCCCTGTTGCCAAACCGGTCAATCCACCCAATTCTTGAGCAGCCCCGGTACGACCAGTAACGCCCAAAGCAGTATTGGTGGCTTGTTCTACAGCCGGAGAAACTCGACCATAAACATCCCCTGCCTGACCAATAGTCTTTTGGTAAGTAGGAAATGCCGTTCCAGTCAAAAAATCGGTTTGTGCGCCTAAGAGCCTTTGTTGCTCTGGCGTCATTTGAACGGTAGTTGTAGAACTACCAGATGATTTACCGCCACCCATGTTTATCCTCCTTTGCCTTTTCCGGCAGAACTTTGAGGTCGAATGGAAGCATTATCCCATCCCCCTACGGTATTTGCATAGTTATTTGGTTGCCCCATACGAGGTTGACCAGAAGTTGCTGAATTGGTTGACGATCCCTTGCCTTGAGGCATCACATCATTAGCACCCATGATAGTTAATCCAGCAGGACCAGGATCAGCTACGTTTCTTCCAAAAGGGTTACCAGAGGTTCCATCAGGGGGTGGAGGAGGTAATTGGTATTGGGCAGGAGAACCCTTACCTCCAGTAGTCTGAGGAGATTGAACTTGTGCTGTAAAACTACCCATGATTACACCTTTGGATATTTAGCTTTGATAGCAGCAATCTGTGCAGACAGTTCAGCCGGAAGCATTCCAGCATGATAAAGAGCATCTAGTTGGTCACCAATAGAAGGATATTCTCTAGCTCTTTTTACGCCATAAGGCAAAGCATTGTAAAGATCATTTTGGATCTGGGCAGCATATTCTTGAGCTTGAGTTTCTGTAATAGAGCGTTTAGACAAGATTACAGGGTCAGTAATCTCAACTCCATCTTCAAAAGCCCACATTTGTTTAGTGTTGTCATCAATAAAATACTGCATTTTTTACCTCAATTAGTTAACTCATACCAGTAAGATGGACTAGATCCAGATACTTGGTACGTACCGCCAATAGGAACAATAACCACACCCATCATTTCTTGGTTACCACCTAAACTATCTTCGTAAAAGTAAGCAATAGCATTACCATTTACAACAACACTCAAAGCAGAACCACGGGCAGTAGGACCACCTATATTGACAGCTATAGGTTTACCAGTGCTGTTTGTATATGTTACGTTTGCAGATTTACCAGAAGCCACCCAAACCTGTGTGCTGTCAAAACCTGCATACGCAGCAGTGCTTTGAACAGTACCATCAGGTAATGTGAATCCTAGAATTCCATCAGCTTTAGTGCTCATCTAAACTCCCACCAAGTATTTGGGGTAGTGCCAGTCAACTGATAATAATGCCCAGGTGGAACAATAGCACTTAAAAGAGCCGCAGCACCACCATAATCAACAATACTACATCTTGCCGCTATTTGAGTTGGTGTTCCATTTGTAGATTGCACATACAAAATGTTACTAGCACCGTTAGCACCATTACGACTGATGTTAATCATTATGGGCTTGCTAGTACTATTTTGATACCAAGTTCCAGTAGAACGAGTTTGTGCAGACCATGATTGACCAGTTCCAAGACCGGATGTAGACACCGCTGTACTTTGTACAGTATTGTCGTTAAATATAAAACCTTGATTACCATCTACTTTAAGAGTCATTATCTACTCTCCCACCAAGAACCAAATGCTCCACTGACTTGGTAAAAGTAGTTAGGGGGAACAATAAACGTAATGGTATTTGAACCACCATATCTATCAATCGTTGTTGAACCACAGGTAACCAAAGTAGAAGCAGTTGCTCCAACAGAAGCCGTTGTAGTTTGACTATCTGCGCCAGCACGACCAATCATTACTTGAATAGGTCTAATAGTGCTGTTTAAATAAGCAACACTTACAACTCTTGAAGAACCAAGGTTTTGCCATGTTTGACCAGTGGCAATGTTTGGAGTGGCAGCAGTAGCTTGCGTAGTTCCGTCAGGAAACTGAAAGCCATAACTCTTTCCAAATTTAGCCGTCATACGATCACCCACACACTTCCTGAAGGAACAGTTACATCAGCAGTATCTGAGATAGTAACTTTACCAACTGACAGAGCGTTATAGTTTTGTTTCACAGTAACAGAGGTTGTAATGGTTTGTCTGTTTTGCAGGAATGGCACATCAAGTGTCAGAGCCGTTCCATCAAAACTAATACTTCCACCAACAGCACCAGTAAAGAATGCGCCATCGTTGTTAATAGAAGTACCAGACCCTGTCCAACTATCTTCTATTTGGCTAATAGCATACGTTCCAGTATTGCCAACAACAACACCTTCTGTAGGACCAAATCCAATAGCATTTAGAACTTGAGTGGGTCCATCAATAAGCTGAACTGATGATTGGAAACCATTGCTGCTACGCCAAATAACAGAGTTACCTGAACTAGAACCAACCCCATAGAACAAGTTATCAAAATAACTTATTCTGTTTATACCGGGATATGAAGTTGTACCAGACCATGTTCCAGCAGCACCAGAAGTGCTTGTTCTAACAGCGGTTCCAACAAGAATATATCGACCGCCAATATATAGAAAGTCTCTTGTAGCACCATTACTGCCGCCAGTACTGATAGCTGTTGACCAACTTACAGTAACCGTTGAACCATTATCGGTTAAGGATGTGTAATAAACGCTACCAGAAGAATATCCACAAGCCCACAATAATGCACCATCAAAAGTACAAGCAACCGCCAAACTTGGACTTGTAGCTGCTTGCCAATTATTACCACTACTATCGCTGTACCATAAGTTAGTAATACTCATGGTGAAGTAACGATTAACAGTGGATACGTATATAACTCTGTATTGAGTTGTTGTAGTACCACGTTGAGAACCTGTACTGGCAGACCAACTTAATACGCCACCAGATATCGTTCCGATAATAGTTGTACTGCCACTAATGGCAACAAGACCTGTTCCATTGGTTGCAACACTGTAGAAGTCAAGAGAACTACCTGTATATACATACGTCCAAGTAGTACTTCCAGCCAAACGATACCAAGAAGCACCGCCAGATCCAACAGCAACCCAAAGACCGCTACTGGTTACATACACAACATCCAGCATGTTTGCGGTTGTTGCTAAACCATTAAAGTTCCAAATGTTACCAATAGGAATACTGGAAGGAAGTATTCCACCAATAGCTATTGAGCCAGCAGTAATATCTCCAAGATTTGAAGTAATGGCAGATAGTTGAGTAACACTCAGTTTACTAGCGGTAATCGTATTTTCAACGATTAGAGAACCAGTAATATAGGTTGTTTGAAGAACCCAAGAGGTTATATAGCGGTAGACAATAGAGTTATTACCACTGTTGTAGTTAACAGTAACAATATCACCCAATACTGGATCTCTTCCAATAGCTGTATTAACTTCAGCATTGGTAGGAGGAGAGCTATCGTTAGCAGATCTAGTAACCAAATATGTAGCCGATCCAGGAGAACCAGGGTCGCCAGCTAATGATTTACTAATCGTGTAAACCTTTTGAATGGTTACAGTGCTATAAACAGCCTGCAAAGTAGCCGTACCTTGATCGGCAGACATAGCGGTTACTGTATATACACCGCTAGAGTTAATAGATATTGTTACGTTACTAGAACTTGCAACAGAGAATGTTGAAGATGACGTTACGTTTGTTAATCCATCGTAAACAAGAAACGAACCGCCAGCATCAGCAAAACTAACAACTGTTCCTGAATTATCCGCAGCAACAGTTACAGCTTCATTAGTCAAGAAACCAACAACGGCATTTTCACCATTAGTTCCATTAGCTCCATCTTGTAACTTGACAACAGTAATTGTGTCTGAATAACTAGACAACGTAGCAACTACAACTGCGTATGCAGCAGTGCTAAATTGAGTGTTTGTCAGGGTTCTAGTATTGCCAGAGCCACCAAGAGTTACTGTTCCTGTTGAAGAACCAGAAGCGTTATACAGAGTACAGGTAAAAGCAGCAGTACCTGACAAGTTCTGTAAGTTAGCAGTAAAGCTAATCGTTTGTGAACTTGGAGAAGCACTTCCAGCACTGTTGTATGTAAACGACTGTGATGTTGCTGATAAATACAGAACTTGAGCATTTAAACCATCAGAGCCATTAGCTCCTGCAATGGACTTGGCAACGCTATAAATCTTATCAATCGTTACAGTGCCATATTCAGCCCTAAAAGTAGCTGAACCATAAGCAGCAGACATGGCACTGATGCTGTAAGCGCCAGAGGAATTGATAGATACTGTTATGCCAGTAGACGAAACAACAGAGAATGTTGCGCTGGAAGTAACATCAGTTATACCTTCATAAACAAGGAAGTTACCGTTACCAGGAGTAAAACTAGCCACCACTCCAGCGTTATCAGCCTGCAATGTAACCGCTTCATTGGTCAAGAAACCAACGATAGGAGAAACACCGTCTGTACCGCTAGACAACCGATAGATCGTTGTTTGGTCAGAATAACCGCTAAAGCTAGCAACAACCACGCAGTAAGCGGCAGCACCAAAGTTGGCAATCGTTAATTCTGCTGAAGTAACGCCAACATTGGTAAACGTAACAGCACCTAAACTTGCGCCAGCAGAATTGTATTTAGTACCTGTAAAGTTAACAGGAGTCCCCACAGTGGGACTCAAGTTCACCGTGTTGGCAGTAAATACGATGGTTTGAGAACTAGGGCTGGCGTTTCCATTTCCATCATAGGTAAATGTCTGGGCTGTTTGAGTCAATGTCAAAACAGACGCAGAAGAACCTGCCTTGGACTTGGCAATACTGTAGATCTTGGTTAGCGTTACATCGCCATATTCTGCTTGTAGCGTAGCTGAACCTTGGTCAGCAGACATTGCTGTAACCGTATAAACGCCTGTAGAAGCGTTAATTGAGATGGTGACGCCTGTACTGCTAACAAGAGAAAAGGTAGAGCTGGTTGTTACATCAGTCGTACCGTTGTAAACCTTGAAAGTACCACCAGCATTGTTAAAACCACCGCTAGGGACAGTACCACCGCTACTGGCTTGTACCGTTACAGATTCGTTTGTCAGGTAACCAGAAGTGGTGTTTAGACCATCTTGCAATCGAATGATGGTTAACTGATCTGTATAACCACTCAAAGTTGCAGATACAACGCAGTATGCCGCTACATCAAAGTTACCAATAGTCAGGGTTCTGGTGTTTCCTGATCCACCCAACGTAGGATTACCAAGTACGTTACCGTCTACATCGTAGTTTGTAGCGGTAAATACAGCAGTTCCTGTCAGGTTCTGTAAGTTAGCCGTGAAGGTAATGGTCTGAGAGGTAGGGCTTGCAGAACCATCTTGACCATAAGTAAAGGTTTGAGAAGTTGCTGCCAGCGTCAAGACAGAAGCATTGTTACCGTTGTTTCCGTTTGTGCCGTTGTAAGCAATGGCTCTGATTGGGTAATTTACATCTGTCCAGTCAAGGGTAGATGTCGTAGTAGTTGCTGTGGTGGTTACAGGAACCGTAATTGACCACAGGAAACTTCCCGGAGTTGAGTTGGTAGGAGAGGTGGTGTACCAATCCGTAGGAGCTGTATAAGCGCCTGTAGACCATGTATATGTAGATGTAGTGGTGGGTCTAGCAGGAGGCGTAGAACTTGTTGTCCACCGATAGATCTGAGGATAAGCAGACTGAACCCCGTTTTGACCAGCTTGACCAGGAGTACCTTGATAAACCACCGGCATCGTGATGGTTTTAGACAAGGGAGAGGCAAGGTTAGTACCGCTAACAGAAAGAGTAACTGTTACTGAACCTACAGAGTTATTAGGCGTAACAACAACTGAAGAGTTAGTAGAAGATGTAGGCGTACCACCTGTAATCGTCCATGCGTACGTAGGCGATGTAATAGCGGTTGTTACAGCACTTAAAGTAGTGTTTGCAGGGCTAAAAGTACCTGCATTGTTAACAGAAAACCCTGTGTAACCAGAGATGTCTACATAAGGAGAATCTTGTCCAGCAGCACCAGGATCAGCAAACAAAAACTGAATACTAGCAACCGAGGCTTGAGATACAACACCCAAACTATTCTTATAACGAATAGGTACAGATATATATGCAGGGCTAGAAGACATAGCCGTAGGAGCAGGCCATTGAGCATAATCACCAGCATCAGTGGGAGATCCTACAGTAATGTTTGTATAGGAGATGTCAGCATTACCTGTTGTAGAGGAGTTACCAATACGCCATGTACTGTTAACAAAACTAGCATCAGAATCGCTTTGTGCAGCTACAAACGGGATAACTACACCGCCATCAGTTGCGTAGAGTTTGGCGTTGACGTTTGTAAATACAGGGGAAAGTGGGTTACCAGTGCGAGGAACCTGCAAAACAGAAGGAGCAAAGAAGCCCACAAATGTTTCTGCAACTACAGGAATGTTGCCAGAAGTAACAACATCAAGGTCAATAGATGAGCCTGGGTCTTGCACCCATCCCGTATCGGGAGCCGATGTTGCCACGGCAAACTGTATTTGTCTACCGCCTGTAGCAATATACCAAAGCAACTTAAAGCTACCAAAACCGCCAGTAGCTTGATACCAAACGTAATCAGCAGGGTTTGTAGACTCAGCAGAGGTGTCTGAGTTTCTCAAACCATAGTAACTTTTGCCCGTTGGAGAATCGCTAAAACCTACAGAACCATCATAGCTATCAGCATATTTGACAGCCATGTATTTGTAGATATAACCGTAAACTTCTCCACCGGGTTTGACGACCTGACCCGTATCAGGATTGACAGTGTTACCTACGGGAAAGTTACCAAGTAGGTAGTTAACCGCATCAGCGATTTCTGAGTTTGTAGGATTGCCGTCAAGAAGGAAAGGCATTAGAACGCATCCTCAACAATAGAAGCCTGCCAGTTCATAGCAGTCATGTTCCAAGTATCTGTAGCATCATTAGACGCCACTTTAATAGATACTACCCGACCCACGTTTTGTTGAGTAGTCACCCAAGGGTTATCCGTAACAATCGCTACAGTTCCTGTTTGACCATAAACAGGAGTTTGAGCGGTTGAGTTAGCTCCACCTATGGTGATATTGATGTTTCCAGTACCAGAGATTTCAGGCAAAACCCTGTGTACATACGCCCGTGAAGAATAAGGTACAGGTCCTTCAGAAGTCTGAAAAACAATGTTTGTTCTCTCAAACAGACAGTTAATAGCAGAGCCACTAAATGAAGTACCGTAACCAGTCTCAACTAACTGAGAACTAGCCACACCACCTTTGGCATACGTAACGGTCCTAGAAGCCAGTTTAAACGCCCCAGAAACCAGTTTAGGAGCTTCTGTACCCATACATGCGTTCTGTACATCACGGGGAGCGTTCCAGACTTGTAGGTCATAACGCCAAGAAAGCATCTTGTTACACCAACCAGTAGAGGTCAGATCGGGGTAATAGATCTCAATCTGGTTCTTCTGAGTATTGTTGACCATGAAAATACGGTCAGAGTAGGTAGGACTCAGGTTTTGGAAGAAGTAATCTCGCACCTTTTGGTTACCTAAAGGAGCAAAATCAGACCCGTTAAACACCCAAATGTCTCGGCTATCAACTCCGTAGACGTTTGTATCTGTGTTTGACCAACAGTTATTGTTGATTAACCCACGACCTTGATTAAACAGTCGTACGCCAAAGACAGGAGTTGTGGTGTTTTGATAAGCAATAGGAGAAAAAACAACAGTATCCCAATAGGAACATACATAGAAGTTTGCCCCCAAAAAGAAACCATCAATAATTGGACCCCTAACAGGTATCTCTTGTTCGTTTGCCACGTTAGACAAGGTAGGTTCCCAAGTAGCAGGAATACCTGTTTGAGCAAAAGCCTGTGACCAACGAACGGTTGTTGCGTAGTTATACGTAGTTCCAGAGATAACTTTAGTCAAGTTACCAGCAATAAGGATGTTTCCTACGTTTGGAGAACAGTAATTCCTGACAAACCCTGCTTTTGTAGACGTTACTCCAGGCTCATAATTCCAGTTTGCATCAGCAATAATGACCATTTCCGTACCTGTCGGCAGGAAATACATGGGGTTTCTCAATGTGTCATTAAAGAAAAACACCCCACCAACAACAGAAGAAGTAATATTTGTATCGTCTGTATAACCAGAAAGAGCCACACTAGGATTGGCTCCATACCCAGGAGTGATATTTGTAATACCACCCGTAGTAATCATGTACCAACGACCTTCTCTGGTGGCTACGATATATACAAAAGTAGTCTCAGAACGGTAACCTGATTCAACAAAAATGACGTTACCGGGAATAGTAGACAGAATATCGTGTTCGCCTGCTACTTTTTTGATACCACGCACATCCGCTTCCACATTAAGCCCTGAACTATATTCATTAGGACCCAAAGCATTGCTAGGCACATCCGGTGTAAAGGACATGTTTACAAAAGGAGTGCGGAGGCGTTGGTAATCGCTCATGTCGTCATCTGCTCAAGGTTAGCTATTAGACGGGAATCGGTTGGATTGAATTCTAAGGCTTTCTTGCAAAATTCGATAGCCTGATCTTTCAAACCTAACCGCCAAGAAGCAATCGACGCCAAATCGTATGGTTTTTCTGTCCAAACAGCAGGGTCCATTGTATAAACCGCCTGTTTATCAGTAATTGCCAACGCAGATAATGCCGACGAATAACTCTCTGCCCACATCTCTCGCCTGTAAGTTGCCATAGAAAGGTCAACCCAGGGTTCCCTTGTGCCAGGACATTCAGCCACCGCTAACCGATACCACTTCAATCCCTCATGCCAGTCACCTAGTTCTTCATAGGATTTACCTAAAAGACGCATGGCATAGCAGCGTTCTGTGTTCCAAGTGGCTCCTGGGAGGTCTAGATAGCGTTTTAAAGCGTCTATAGCCTCTTGCCAGCGGTAATGGAATGTCAGTTCTCTAGCGTAGTAAAAACCGTTTCTAGGGCATTGTGGGTCTTCTGTGATTGCTACTTTGAGCAAGTCAAGATATTGACCACGGGACTTTGTTGGGTCGGGATGGTGGCTAACCAATAACATGTCTGTATGCGCCCAAACTTCTGTAAGTCTAGGGTCAATACGAGGCCACTCATGGCAAGGGTGATGCCAGTAATAGCCAGTGCGATGGTGGATCTTTTCATAATAGAAAGAAATACCACAACCCCAGTCAAACTTGTACCTTAGACGGGTTGTTTCTTCTGTCCAGACACGTTCTATTTCTTCTCGCCAACCGGGTTCTAGGATTTCATCTAGATCCAGTGATATACAGACATCAAAGTCGCTAGGAATAAGGTTTAGAGCCGTATCTCTGGCTTTGTCAAACCGCCAAGGACGAACGCTAATGTTGTAAACAGTAGCACCACATTCCTTGGCAACTTCAACAGTGTCGTCTGTAGATCCAGTATCAGCA